TTATCTTCTGGTATTTAGCTATCCCTCATAAGTTAATTGCCGCTGAGATATCCTAAGCTCTAGCCTCTGAAAATACATTTATATTTCGAAGCCCGCGATATTTTAAGCGGGCTTTTATTTTAAACTTCAGGTATTACAGGCCACTCAATATCAGGTGCAGTTGATGTATCAACACGGTTCAGCAACACCCGATACTTTTTCCAGGCTTCCAGCAATGAGGTTTCTTCCTCCGTTGCGATTTCCAGATCTACAGCATCCTGAAGTGGCGCAATATGCTCACTGGCTACCTGCATCAGGCTGTTTTTTGTTTCTTCCGCCTCCCGGATCCGGAACAGTTTTTCTGCTTCTGCATCTTTCACCCAGGCTGTGCCGTTCCACTTCTGAAACTCCCCTTCCGGCGATAACCAGGTAACATTTTCCGGTAATGAGCCGAGTTCAGAAATAAATAATGCGTCGCCGGAAGCCACGTCATAAACCGTTTTACCCCGATGATCTTCAACGAGATGCCACGATGACTCATCACTGTTGAAAACAGCCACGAAGCCAGCCGGAATATCTGGCGGTGCAATATAGGTACTGTTTGCTGGCAGACCTGTATGAGGCGGAATATATGCGTCACCTTCACCAATAAATTCATTAGTTCCGGCCAGCAGATTATAAATTTTTATGGTCCGTGGTTGTTCACTCATTCTGAATGCCATTATGCAAGCCTCACAATGTAGTTAAATGCGATGTTTTTGACGGTGTTTTCCGCGTTACCAGCAGCGTTAACGGTGATGGTGTGTCCATGTGAGCCAATCGCAACAGAGTGCGTATGAGCACCAATACCGACAGTATGTGCGTGAGCACCTGCAGATGCGGCTGTGCCGCTGACACTATGAGTGTGCGCTCCTGCAGCACTTGTATTCACACTGGCCGCAGACACTACCTTATGTACTGACCCATTTTGTGACCACTGGCTGACTGCTGATGCGCCTGTGACACTATGAGTATGGTTTCCGGCACTTGCGGCTGTACCGCTCACACTGTGCGTATGCGCCCCGGTGTTATTCGTGGATTTAGTGCCGTAATCAAACGACGATGTGGTTTTCGTCCCCAAATCCGTACTGGATGCGCTGGCGCTGTGGGTGTGCGATTTAATGCCGTCCTGTTCCTGAGACAATACGGCACGACCACTGGCAGGTTTGCCCTTAATCGTCCAGCCACGCATATCAGGGATCACGCCTGACGGATAAGCGGCTGCAAGTTTCGGGTATGCAGATTTGTCAAAAGTCTGCCCCTGCATCAGGGCATAACCAGACGGAACGGTATCTGATGGCCACGGGGTTGGTGCACCGACTGGGTAGCTTTCTGGTGGAAGATTTTTCGAGGTATAAACTTCTGCCCAGTCTTCCTCAAAACCATAGCCATCTCTTGAGGAACGGTAGAACAGACCTCCATTTCTGTAATGTGCCTTCATCTGCAAGGTCCGGCAACTTCCGACTCCGGTATAGAAGTTAACCAGAATATAGCTGTCGCCAGAGCGGGTGACATTGTAAGCGCCTGATTCGGCATTCCATGGAACGCCCCCATCCGCATCGGCATACGTATCCGTTGCCCTTCTGGCAAAAGCAGCCACATGCGCGGCGGTTAAAGTAATATCTTTGGAACCATCAAACTCAACACCAGAAACCAGTCTTGGCGTTTGCAGCTTTGTTGCTGTTAATGCATTACCGTTCAGACTTGCGGACAGTTTGGTTCCAATAACCAGTTCGCCGGTTGCGTTATCAATAGCAAACGGTCTTAATGTATTCCAGCCACCATAAACATCACCTTGATTGGTAAGCAGCAGGTAAGTTTTAGCGCCATCATTACGCCATAATGCACCATACTCCCCACCTATCATTCGAATCTGATTTCCAGTTCCGGAAAACGCCGCTGCACCGACAGGGGGATCCCGTCGAGAATACTGGCAATTTCACCTGCGATCCGCGACAGCACGAAAGTACAGAATGCGGTTTCCACCACTTCAGCGGAGTCTCTGGCATTTTTCAGCTCCTGTGCGTCGGCCTGCGCACGCGTAAGTCGATGGCGTTCGTACTCAATAGTCCCTGGCTGGAGATCTGTCTCGCTGGCCTGCCGCAGTTCTTCAACTTCCCGGCGCAGCTTTTCGTTCTCAATTTCAGCATCCCTTTCGGCATACCATCTTATAACGGCGGCAGAGTCATAAAGCACCTCATTACCCTTGCCACCGCCTCGCAGAACGGGCATTCCCTGTTCCTGCCAGTTCTGAATGGTACGGATACTCGCACCGAAAATGTCAGCCAGCTGCTTTTTGTTGACTTCCATTGTTCATCCCACGGCCAAAAACAGAGAAAGGAAACGACAGAGGCCCAAAAGCTCGTTTTCAGCACCTGTCGTTTCCTTTCTTTTCAGGGGGTATTTTAAATAAAAACATTAAGTTACGACGAAGAAGAACGGAAATACCTTAAACCGGAAAATTTTCATAAATAGCGAAAACCCGCGAGGTCGCCGCCCCGTAACCTGTCGGATCGCCGGAAAGGACCCGCAAAATGATAATAATTATCATCTACATGTCACAACGTGCATCTACGCCATCAAACCACGTCAAATAATCAATTATGACGCAGGTATCGTATTAATTGATCCGCATCAACTTAACGTAAAAACAACTTCAGACAATACAAATCAGCGACACTGAATACGGGGCAACCTCATGTCAACGAAGAACAGAACCCGCAGAACAACAACCCGCAACATCCGCTTTCCTAACCAAATGATTGAACAAATTAACATCGCTCTTGATCAAAAAGGGTCCGGGAATTTCTCAGCCTGGGTCATTGAAGCCTGCCGTCGGAGGCTAACGTCAGAAAAGATAGCATATACATCAATTAAAAGTGATGAAGAATGAACATCCCGCGTTCTTCCCTCCGAACAGGACGATATTGTAAATTCACTTAATTACGAGGGCATTGCAGTAATTGAGTTGCAGTTTTACCACTTTCCTGACAGTGACAGACTGCGTGTTGGCTCTGTCACAGGTTAAGTAGTTTGAATGATTAGCAGTTATGGTGATCAGTCAACCACCAGGGAATAATCCTTCATATTATTATCGTGCTTCACCAACGCTGCCTCAATTGCCCTGAATGCTTCCAGAGACACCTTATGTTCTATACATGCAATTACAACATCAGGGTAACTCATAGAAATGGTGCTATTAAGCATATTTTTTACACGAATCAGATCCACGGAGGGATCATCAGCAGATTGTTCTTTATTCATTTTGTCGCTCCATGCGCTTGCTCTTCATCTAGCGGTTAAAATATTACTTCAAATCTTTCTGTATGAAGATTTGAGCACGTTGGCCTTACATACATCTGTCGGTTGTATTTCCCTCCAGAATGCCAGCAGGACCGCACTTTGTTACACAACCAATACTATTAATTGAAAACATTCCTAATATTTGACATAAATCATCAACAAAACACAAAGAGGTCAGACCAGATTGAAACGATAAAAACGATAATGCAAACTACGCGCCCTCGTATCACATGGAAGGTTTTACCAATGGCTCAGGTTGCCATTTTTAAAGAAATATTCGATCAAGTGCGAAAAGATTTAAACTGTGAATTGTTTTATTCTGAACTAAAACGTCACAATGTCTCACATTATATTTACTATCTAGCCACAGATAATATTCACATTGTGTTAGAAAACGATAACACTGTGTTAATAAAAGGACTTAAAAAGGTTGTAAATGTTAAATTCTCAAGAAATACGCATCTTATAGAAACGTCCTTTGATAGGTTGAAATCAAGAGAAATCACATTTCAGCAATACAGGGAAAATCTTGCTAAAGCAGGAGTTTTCCGATGGGTTACAAATATCCACGAACATAAAAGATATTACTATACCTTTGATAATTCATTACTATTTACTGAGAGCATTCAGAACACTACACAAATCTTTCCACGCTAAATCATAACGTCCGGTTTCTTCCGTGTCAGCACCGGGGCGTTGGCATAATGCAATACGTGTACGCGCTAAACCCTGTGTGCATCGTTTTTAATTATTCCCGGACACTCCCGCAGAGAAGTTCCCCGTCAGGGCTGTGGACATAGTTAATCCGGGAATACAATGACGATTCATCGCACCTGACATACATTAATAAATATTAACAATATGAAATTTCAACTCATTGTTTAGGGTTTGTTTAATTTTCTACACATACGATTCTGCGAACTTCAAAAAGCATCGGGAATAACACCATGAAAAAAATGCTACTCGCTACTGCGCTGGCCCTGCTTATTACAGGATGTGCTCAACAGACGTTTACTGTTCAAAACAAACAGACAGCAGTAGCACCAAAGGAAACCATCACCCATCATTTCTTCGTTTCTGGAATTGGGCAGAAGAAAACTGTCGATGCAGCCAAAATTTGTGGCGGCGCAGAAAATGTTGTTAAAACAGAAACCCAGCAAACATTCGTAAATGGATTGCTCGGTTTTATTACTTTAGGCATTTATACTCCGCTGGAAGCGCGTGTGTATTGCTCAAAATAATTGCATGAGTTGCCCATCGATATGGTCAGCTCTATCTGCACTGCTCATTAATATACTTCTGGGTTCCTTCCAGTTGTTTTTGCATAGTGATCAGCCTCTCTCTGAGGGTGAAATAATCCCGTTCAGCGGTGTCTGCCAGTCGGGGGGAGGCTGCATTATCCACGCCGGAGGCCGTGGTGGCTTCACGCACTGACTGACAGACTGCTTTGATGTGCAACCGACGACGACCAGCGGCAACATCATCACGCAGAGCATCATTTTCAGCTTTCGCATCAGCTAACTCCTTCGTGTATTTTGCATCGAGCGCAGCAACATCACGCTGACGCATCTGCATGTCAGTAATTGCCGCGTTCGCTAGCTTCAGTTCTCTGGCATTTTTGTCGCGCTGGGCTTTGTAGGCGATTGCGTTATCACGGTAATGATTGACCGCCCATGACAGGCTGACGATGATGCAGATAATCAGAGCGGATATAATCGCGGTTACTCTGCTCACTGTTGCCCCCACAAACAGACTTCACGCTCAATCTCACGACGAGTCATCAGGCCTTTCCATTGCTTACCGCCAGCGTATGTCCAGCGACGCAGCTGATCACATGCGCCTTTGATATCGCCCTGGTTTATTTTGCGAAGAAGCGTCGATGTTCTAAAATTGCCAGCACCCACATTGTAAACGAATGAGTAAAGAGCGCCGCGCGTTGTTTCCGGTATATCGACTTTGATATACGGGTTAATTTGTCTGGCGACAGTGGCAAGGTCTTTATTCAAGAGTGCTTTGCATTCTGCTTTGGTATACGTTTTACCGAGCATGATGTCTTTTCCGGTGTGTCCGTGACATACAGTCCATACACCAACAATATCTTTGTATGGTATGTAGCTGACACCTTCCAGACCATCGTTACCACTTGGGCCAGTGATTAACACTGATGCTATAGCAATTGCTCCGCCACCAATAGCAGCAGCAACGGCTTTTCGTAATGATGGAGGCATTATTCACCTCTCGCAGCCTTGCGCTTATCTTCTTTAATCTTGAAATAAAGGTTTGTCAGGTACGTCAGCAGGCCAAATACCAGGCTACCCAGCACACCTATTGCTGCCCACTGTGAGGGCGTGACTTTATCGAGCAGCTGTAAAAACCAGTAACCGGCACTACCTGCTGAGGTGCCATAGGCGACACCCGTTGTTAACTTATCCATGGATTTCATAACCCCACCTCGCAGACAAAGCGGGTGTAAATTGAGGGAATACAACGTATCGCAAAAAAGCAGAAACGTAACAGACTCGGAGTCAGTGAATAACTCAGGTATTGAGTTATCAGCTAATATCGAGACTCAAAAAATGGAAAAACCAGCTCGACGGCGGGTTTAAGCTGTGTGACGAAGTAACCACTCTTAACAGCATAACCAATTTTTTACGTACGTAAACCACTGAATGATATTTATGAGAATGCTACCGAGTGTTCAAAACTCCACCACAAATACATAAGAAAACCTCAACAAATAACCAATAAATAATTTCAGACGTTATTTTTAGTTGATTTAAATTAAACTGCCGAATTATAGAACCCCCATAAATAACAGCCATTAATATAAATTAGCTAATAGGTTTATTTTTGTTCAAATAAGAGCCATAAATAGGTTTCGATAGAAAAAGTTCAGATAAAAATAGAGATCTACTTCACAAATTAAATGAGAAACTAAAACTTACATCTTGAAATAATCACATTGATTAGATGAATATTTATCGCGCAGTGACATCATTTTTTAATAATAGTTCAAAAAAAAGGGCTCACGATGAAAAAATTAACAGTGGCAATTTCTGCTGTAGCTGCATCAGTACTGATGGCGATGTCTGCTCAGGCAGCTGAAATTTATAATAAAGACAGTAACAAGCTGGATCTGTACGGGAAAGTTAATGCTAAGCACTACTTCTCCTCTAATGATGCAGATGATGGTGATACTACTTATGCCCGTCTTGGCTTCAAAGGTGAAACCCAAATCAACGATCAACTGACTGGTTTCGGTCAGTGGGAATATGAATTCAAAGGCAACCGCGCTGAATCTCAAGGTTCCTCCAAAGACAAAACCCGTCTTGCATTTGCAGGCCTGAAATTCGGTGACTACGGCTCAATCGATTACGGCCGTAACTACGGTGTAGCATACGACATCGGTGCGTGGACTGACGTTCTGCCAGAATTCGGTGGCGATACCTGGACCCAAACAGATGTATTCATGACTGGTCGCACCACAGGTGTTGCAACTTATCGTAACAACGACTTCTTTGGTCTGGTTGATGGCCTGAACTTTGCAGCTCAGTATCAGGGCAAAAATGACCGAAATGAAGTAACTGAAGCTAATGGCGATGGTTTCGGTTTCTCAACTACTTATGAGTATGAAGGATTCGGCGTGGGTGCAACCTATGCTAAATCTGATCGCACTAATAATCAGGTTATCTACGGTAACAACGGTCTGAATGCTTCTGGTCAAAATGCTGAAGTATGGGCAGCTGGTCTGAAATATGATGCGAACAACATCTATCTGGCCACCACCTATTCTGAAACCCAGAACATGACTGTTTTTGGTAATAACCATATTGCCAACAAAGCACAAAACTTCGAAGCTGTTGCACAATATCAGTTCGACTTCGGCCTGCGTCCATCCGTTGCTTACCTGCATTCTAAAGGAAAAGACTTGGGTGTTTGGGGTGATCAGGACCTGGTTGAATATGTTGATGTAGGTGCAACCTATTACTTCAACAAAAATATGTCCACTTTTGTTGACTACAAAATCAACCTGATTGATAAGAGCGATTTCACGAAAGCATCTGGCGTTGCTACCGATGATATCGTTGCTGTAGGTATGGTTTACCAGTTCTAATTTGATTACTAAAAGATATGTTGTGGGAGGCTTTGCCTCCCCAACATATAAGTGGCTCCCTCAAGCCACTTCCTTTAGAAGCACAACCTTGCTTCTAACTATACAAACCTTCTGTTATATATTACCCTTTATTTTTGGGGGCGTTTCAACGCCCCATTTTTAATAACTTTTAGTAAATAATTGGCGTATTAATTAGAGTTATTAACAACGATATCCATCTCTAACCGGATATCTAATGCCATTAACATCCCTTCAATTATGCCCTCAGCCTTCTGTAACCTTTTCCCGATATAACCATCAGAGCAGCAATGCTTACCTGCCAGTGACATGAATGTCATACCGACTACATAATAATCTACTAATAAATCGTGCAAATCGCTGTTGTTCTTTTTCAGACGGGCCATGCACCCGCAAATGATCATCGCGTCATCGTCACAACATTGCGGGCGAGATTTTACTTTTGAAGTAATTAATCCCTTAAAACCGGCGGCAATGGACGACCAGGTCACATCTTCATGATTATTAGCCGCCCACGCTCCCCAACGCTCAAGAACCATCTGAATATCACGCATCAACTTACTCCACAAAAATCAGACCAGAACGCCAATTACAAGCAAAAATCAACGAAACAGTATTAGTTGATTGTTATCTCTGACTTCATACTCCTGCTCCTGTCAGGGTTTTGGCGTAATTCTTCAGTATTCGGTAATCGGTCAAAACAGAACCGGGGAAACGATATAAGCGCAGACGCCCCCAGCGGTGGCGAAGACGTTCTGCCATATAAAACTCAAACATCATTCATTCCCCATTTCGGTGATGGTCAGTTCCAGCCTCCCACCTTTGGTAACAGGCATCTTCACAACGCGGTAATCAACGACCTGAGCATCATCCAGCCAGAAACCTGCTTTAGTGAGTGCGTCAAAAGCGGCTTTTTGCAGATTATCCAGGTCACGGCGACGGCGATCCGGCATGTGGCACTCAATGCGGATTTTCACAGGCATAGCCAGGCCGATATCCAGCATTGCGTTTTTAATGATTCGGGCGACGTTATCGCGGTATGCCTGCCCCTCTGCGCTGACGTGCGTGCGCCCGCGATTATGGCGGTAATAGCGATTATTGCTCGGAGGCCAGGGTAATGTGATGCTGTAGGTATTCACGCCTTAATAACCCCCTCTTTCAGCCAGATAACCTGTGTTCTCGCCATACCTTCCAGCGCGCATTCTTTTGCATATGCAGCATCGACAAAATGTGTGCGGCGGTCGATTTCGTCGTGGCAGGCAGAACATGCAATGGTGGCAATCAGGTCTGGCGGTTTGGTACCGGTGCCGCACAATCCAGTCAGCCGGATATGTGCCAGTACAGACGTTTCAGGGTTGCCATTACATACGCCAGGGATTCTTACCTGGCATTCCCGACTACGCGCTGCTTTTCTCAAATCAGCCATGATTCCTCCTTGCTGCCAGTCGCAACCATTTTTTATCAACCAGGCTGGCGGTATATCCGAGCAGTGTTGGTATTTCGGAAGGCTTCAGCTCCGGTTTACGCTTACGACGATCTGGTACTCTGTAGATGTGTCCGTTCATGACACGAATAAGCGGTGTAGCCATTACGCCTCCTGCTTGTCGCGGAGCAGCTGGAACTCGCAGCTCTGCGGAATAGTCAGGTGGCAGCCAATATTCACCGCCCAGGCTTCAACCTTACACAGGAAGACATACATCTCTCCGGTATCAAGATCGGAGGTATGGCGTAACGACTGGATAGTGGTGATATCACCGGTTACGACATCAACCAGGTCTTTGGTTTCATAACCGAGATATGTGTGTTTGAGAGCATCTTTTACCCAAGCTGGAGTAGCGAACGTTTTACCCCTGCTGATGAGGTATTCACTGATTTCGCTGTACCACATGTGGCTGAGTGCATTCTGGGAAAGACTGCGTTTCTCACGCCACGGTTTAAGCACCATGCGAAAGCATTTGCCCTCCTCCAGATAAGGCTGGATCTGCCGACCGATAGCGGTGAAGTTACCGCGATGTAATTTGATGCCATCTTGTGGGAGATTCACGCTTCACCTCCGCAGAGGTCAAACGCTGGATACAATATATCGCAGGTGCATTTCTGCATCTGTGGAGGGAGAAGAGAGTTTGGATTGTGTGTGCGCATAAACGTCCCCGTTTAGCGCAGAAGTCACCGGAGTTGTTCAGGCTCCGATGACATGATTATGGCGAGTTGATTATCGCAAATCAAAGGTTTTAATTGTGCTTTATTCCTTCAAGCGTTGCCTTCATACCAACCAAAGAAATGTTTAGCTCTCCAACTTTCTCAGGGCTATATAATTCAGAATGAAGCCAATATTCTGATTTATCTAAACATCTTTTAGCCAGCTCTCGATCAAAGTCTACGACTTGGGAAGACGCTTCATACCAAAGCCTATAAAGTTTTTCTTCTTCGTTTGGGTTATTAGGCTCACCACGTTTTAATTTTTCAGTATATAAAATTGTTGAATAAATCGCAGGAGTTAATCCAGTGATTGCCCTCTGCCGCAGATCGGATTTGTTTGTTATCCACCCCAACAGACGATCTCCCATCCATGTGATAATTGTATCCATGCTTTAGCCCTTCTTAGTAAATAGTGTGTAGGGCGACTGAAGGACCGAGTTTATGCTTTTTCGCATTGCTTTCAGTTAGTACACCGGTATCGCACCGGAAACAATCCTACGGCAAATTGGTTGTCTGACCTCTCGGTTTTTCGTGCATTAACCGATACCCACTACAGTCTCGGCGAAAGCTGCACACCCCCAGGGTGTACTGGTAGCACTCGGCACAGCCTAGCACGCCACTTTCTTCTCACTATCCAGTCTAATTTTATCCCCTAGTCAGACACTCAGATGTAGTGCTCCGCAGCGGCATGCGGGGGAATACAAAAACTCGGACAAAATTGGGCCCTCCTTTTTGAATCACTCGCGGGGATGTAGTTATTAATACATGGAAAAAGATCTGTTTTCAAATCCAACATTATATGGTTTCAATACCACGGGGTGGCTATGTGTTTCTCATTGTTAATTGGAATCTACTGTAATCGATCCGAACGTAAATGCGGCAAAACTCGACTCCACTTATCATCCTGCCACGGCCGGAATTTTACATGTGCCGTTTCTCTGGCAAGGATTGCCTGTGCCTTATTGAGTATCTGGGGATATTCTTGCTCGATAGAAGTGAAGCGACCAGCTTCACGATGCTCCGCAACCTGAAGAAGAGGAGTAACGTTCTGGTAGGTAATTAACATCACATTCCCTGCTCGCCATAACCAGGCGAGTGTGCAAAGTTCGTTATCAGTGAATTGTTTTGTGATTGGGTATTGTTGAACTGCTAGAACGAGAACGCCAGCATCCATTGGCAGTCTCTATAGTAAAACCATAGCTCAGGACGCTTCGTTCAGGATAGATAATTTTATTGTACTTACCTAACTTTCTTACTATAGCACGGTTGAAAAAGTGATTATTACTCAAAAATAAACCTCACCATCAACCATATATTTGAGAGTACTTATCGCCTGCTGGGCGGATATTGTTTTCATTAAAGGATAGTGTTTAAAAACAATGCCATTCATAAAATAGATATCACAGGTTTTATTATCTGTATTGATTATGATTTTTTCGAATGTTTTATAGGCAAGTGTACGACATAGCTCTCGCCCATTTTTACTGTTTAAGTCAATAGCATGAAAATCACCAAGTGAACTCACCGCTTTACTCTTCAAAGTTTTTAATGATACAGAAGCCCTTCGTAATTCCTTATCTAATACTCTGATTTTTTCTGCTATAGCGGTAACTTCAGGCGCAACAGATAATGCAGCAATTAAATTATTAATTTTCATCTGGAGCTCAATAATTTTCAACTCTAAAGTTTCATTAGCATCTTTCTTGTTTTCAACTGGTTGGATTTTACTACAATTAAAAAGCAACTCATTAATGATATTATAATCAACCAAATCTCTCTTTATTGATGGCCTGTCACATCGATGCAGTCTTCTCATCGGACAAACATAATAGCCATGCAAACTTCCAGATACCGCATGAACAATCATGGTATTACCACAAGCCTCGCACTTCATAACTGTTCGAAGTAGATTTATCAACATAGGATTTTTGCTACTATTGCTAATACCAAAAGGTGCCAACCGAATTTCCTGTACAGCGTAAAACAAATCATCTGATATGACTCTGGGATAATAGCCAGCGATTTCACTTATTCCTTTACCTCTTGCACGATATGAAGGTACGCATATACCTATCAGAGCTTTATTCGCTAATAATTTTTCAATTACAGAAGGTCCCCATGCACTTTCTTTTCCTGAGAAATTCTTTACAGCATGATCATTTAAATACTTGGCTATTGCATTCAATGAGCGCCTTTCCATCCTGAGTTTAAAAATTAGCTCAATAGTTTTCACCCTGTCGGGGTCTGGAACAAAAGCCGTTCTTTTGTCATCTAAGGAGAGCCATCTCGGACAAGACGCCGTCATAATCGTACCTGATTCCAGTGCATCCTGCCGTTTTTTCTTCCATGATAATTTAACCCGACTTGACTTTATCTCGCTTTCTTCATTTGCCCTTTGTGCTATAAGTATGGCTTTTATTAATGAATATGGCTCATTCAAAGAGTCAATATTATAGACTGTATTGTCGCAAAGAGTTATAACATCAATACCGTGATTCAAAATCAATTTCAGACGTTCAATCGCTTCACCGACTTTTTCTCTTGAAAGTCTGTCCAGACTTTCAACTAACAATGTAGTTCCTGGCAATATATAACCATGCTCTATAGCATCTAAAAATTCCGAAAAAGCTCCTGATTGTGCATGCTTTCCTTTGAATGCACTTAATCCTAAATCTTCATATGTTATGGTATCAAGATAATAATCACTATTTACCTTTAACCATTCAGCAATAAGTCTTCTCTGTCGGTTTAATGAGTCGCCAGACATCTGACCTGGTGATGAAAATCGCATATATGCTATGGCTTTTTTCATGGTGACACCTGCTAACGTATGCTTTTATAAACCTTAGTGGTGGGATATAATTTTTGTTTAATTTTTATTTAAAAAGACAATTAAGGTCACATTATCTTGAATATACAACAATAATCGTATTGCAATTTTCTTACGCCATAATCTTGAAAGCACAAAAGAATACATAAAAAAATAAAGACATTAACAAAAAGCATAAAACGAGGCTCATATAAATATAAGAGCCTCCATATTTTAGTCGTTTAGAAACAAATTATTTTTAATGTGGTGTGCTTCGTGACAATAAATTAATAACCAACACACCGGCACAAATCAACATCATGCCTATAATGGCTGGCAGGTCCAGCCGTTGGCCGAAAAGTCCCCATGACAGTAAGCTAATCAGGACAATACCGACTCCTGACCAGATAGCATAAGCAATCCCTGTAGGAATATAAGCCAGCGTCTGAGCTAATAACCAGAATGATGCACAATAACAAATAATTGTACCAACAGATGGCCATAACCGTGTAAAACCTTCTGAAAACTTCATTAAGGTTGTACCAATGACCTCTGCAAGTATTGCACCACCAAGATAAATATAAGGGTTCATAGAATATTCTTTCCTGTTCAAACTGGAGAGAATTGTACTACAGTTTGAACTCAACTCACCTGTTTCATCATTGTGTACCCATTGATGTTCTTTTATATACCCTCAATACCCGTTTCATCGCGGCACTCTGGCGACACTCCTTAAAAATCAGATTCGTGCTCACCTTTCCTTCCCGTTCTTCTCTGGTAGCAAACCGGTAATACACCGTTCGCCAGACCTTACCTTCGATAGCCAGAAGACCTGCCCGTGCCATTTTAGCCGCAGCCTGATTTATGCTGGTTACCGTTGCGCCTGTTACCGCGGCAACGTCCTGCGCACAGAATTTCTTATGAGTCCCCAGGTAATGAATAATTGCCTCTTTGCCCGTCATACCCTTGCTCCTTTCAGCCCAAACTTAGCTTTGATTTCTGCGATCTTCGCCAGAGCCTGTGCACGATTTAGAGGTCTACCGCCCATGACAGGAAGTTGTTTTACTGGTTCAGGTATAGCCTCACCACGGTTAATTCGTGCGGTCATACAGGACAGTTCATCGGCAGCCTTGCGCCGTAATTCCGCGTCAGTCAACGCATTGGCCCGCATGTTCTGATACAGGTTGGTAACCAGCCAGTAGTGCGCGTTTGATTTCCACGGATAAGACTCTGCATCCGGATACAGCCCGCGCTTCCGGCAATACTCGTAAACCATATCAACCAGCTCGCTGGCGTTTGGCAGCCCGGCGGTAACAGATGCTTCTTCCCGGCACCAGGCGACAAACTGCCCGGGTGATGGCAGGAATGGTCGATTCTGCCGACGGGCTACGCGCATTCCAGCGTTAACCTGTTCCATTGTGGTGATCCCGTTTTCCCGAAAAGCCAGCACCCACTGGCGGCGGATTTCGTTCAGTTCATTCTGGTCACGGTTAGCCAGGCTCGCCGGGAAAGTTGCCAGTAACTGGCTGAACACACCGTTGATGATCTGCGCTACCTGCTGTACCTGCGGCTTTTCGTCGTACTGTTCCGGCATGTTGTTGGCGATCCGACGCATCTGCTCACGGTCAAAGTTAACCATCTGTGCGGCGATGTTTTTCATAAATCCACCCCGTAAATCCAGTCAGTGTTTGTCAGGTCGAGTTTTGGTTTGCTGGCTATCATGCCTGCCTGTTGCTTGTTACGGTTGATTTCGAGTTGGGTCCACTTGTCGCGGAGTTTGGCCGGACTTAGCACGTTACCGGACCAGAAGTTGTCCTGGCATGCCCAGCGGAAAAGCACGCACATGTCGCGGTGGTTACGTCCGTCACGTTCACGCATCAGGCGGATATCGTTAGCCCACCCTGCAAAATTCGGTTTTCTGGCTGATGGTGCGATGGTCTTCACCATGTCAAACATCCACTCTGCGGCGGTCAGGTCTTCTGCTGTCCCCCACTTGCTGCCGCTCTGAATTGCAGCATCTGGTTTCACCACAGGAAGATCGTTTTCTGGTTGGTCAGAGGATTCGCCAGAATTCTCGGACGAAAAAGGTTTTATATTGTCTTTTGTTAGTTTGTCTTTTGTGTTTACCTGATTCGGGTAAACGCCTTTACCTGATTTGGGTAAACTTTTCTTACCTGATTCAGGTAAATTTACCTCTTTCAGGTAAACTTTATTTTTCTTACCTGATTCGGGTAATGTTGACCATTCACTGACCACATTATTAATACCGATATTCCGCCCGCTCTGAATCAAAATCCCACGCTTTACCAGAACACTTTTTGCAGCAGAACACTTGTGCGGTAATATCCCGGTCAATCCGGACAGTTGCTCGTTGCTCACCCAATCCAGTTTTTTATTAAAGCCATATGTTTTGCGCATGACAGCCAGGAAGACCAGAAGCTGGTGCTGTGTTAATCCGGCCAGCATCACAGCTTCCAGCAACTCATTTGCAATGCGCGTATAACCATCATCGAGATCTGCCACGCGCGGCTCCTTTTGTGCCGCATCCGGCACTGGAAAATTGAATATCTCAGCAGTGTTTGCCATAATTCCTCCCGCAATGAGTGTGTTACGATTTGCACCTGAAAGTCGGTTCTGTTCCAGCAGACCGGCTTTCGCCATTTCTGAACCTGTCATATCGCCCCCAGCATGGTAGTAACCATCGCCATCAATGGACCAGCCAGATCTGGGTCCACACGAAACATCGATACAATACCTTCACTAATTTCCTTCAGTTTCTGGTGGCGTGGTGCGTTGAGAATGACAGCCTGTTTTGCCTCACTGAGTTCCTTTTCCATTTCAGCCAACCTGGCCATGAAGCTATCCTGCTCAACCAGGTAACCGCGATATTCCAGCGGTAGTACCGCCAGAATTGCCGGGGTCAGTTCACGCACGTTATTTCGGTATTTTTCAGAATCGAATTTGTTATCGAGGAAGCGGAACAGCTTCTGGCGTGCACGGCTGACATCATCAGGGAAATCGATGGTGCCGCCGCCCTGCTCCCGATACTCATTCACAATGAGTGTGGCAACGACATCCTGATTATCTACAGCCGACCAGGCGCGGACGGCATCACGGATTTTTTCGTGGCCTGGCACCTGTTTTGTTTGAGAACGATTTATCACCGCAGTCGGGCTAAATCCGCTAGTCTGTTGGTATGGAAGTGGTTGCATAATTGACTCCTTTAGTTTGAATTGACTGTTAAGTTGATTGCTTATTGTTAAAGAGCGTGAAATGGAAATTTAAGCTGCGTTCTTTTCGGTGTGTGGAAACAACTTCGGAAGATCCGGGCGAATCTGGTATGCCTTCACTACTCCACCAGTAGCCGTAACAATGCTGCCGACATGTTCAGGGGATACCTTTGCTTTGTTGTGAAGCCACTTATAGACGGCCTGCTGTGAAACTTCGCAAGCAGCGCCCAGTTTCTTTTGTGAACCAACGATATTGATCGCTGTTTTGATAGCTGGGTTCATAACAACCTCCGTGGTTAATTTGAATCAAGATTAAAACTATGGTTGTTTTTAGTCAACAACCATTTTCGTTTGATGGAATAAAACCTTGGTTGTACATTTGGACTATGAAAACAACACTCTCAGAAAGACTTAAAGAAGCCAGATTAGCGCGAGGCCTTACACAAAAGGCGCTTGGGGATTTGGTCGGGGTTAGCCAGGCTGCTATTCAGAAAATCGAAACAGGGAAAGCTAATCAAACAACTAAAATCGTGGAGATCGCGAACGCTTTGGGTGTGCGCGCAGAATGGTTATCTTCTGGCGTTGGAAATATGTCAGACAGTACAGTGCAACCAATACAATCAACTGTCAGCCATTCCAAATACTTCAAGATTGACGTTCTTGATATAGAAGTCAGTGCTGGGCCGGGAGTCATCAACCGTGAGTTTGTAGAAGTTCTACGCTCGGTTGAGTACTCGTTTGACGATGCTCGTCACATGTTCGATGGTAGGAAGGCGGAAAATATCCGCATCATTAACGTGCGTGGTGACAGCATGTCAGGAACGATCGAACCAGGTGATCTGCTGTTCGTTGATATCACAGTTAAATCTTTCGACGGTGATGGTATCTATGCGTTTCTGTACGACGACACAGCCCATGTAAAGCGCCTGCAAATGATGAAGGATAAGCTGCTGGTCATCTCTGATAACAAAAGCTACTCACCGTGGGACCCGATCGAGAAAGACGAGATGAACCGGGTGTTCATCTTCGGTAAGGTTATTGGGAGCATGCCGCAGACATATAGGAAGCATGGGTAGTACCAATTAAAAATTATCAACTGGGCATTGTGCTCATTCAGTAAAGAACTAATTCCTATCTTTGCTCTAGGTAGTAATATTAAGCCACCGCAATAATATCTTTACCTAACGGCGTAAGAATCCCGGTCACCGTGCCGGGTTTTCTTTTGCCCTCCCCTCATCACACACACCGTTAAAAAAACCACCATAACCTCGCTTCAGTTATCGCTATGCGATTCAAGTCACAAAATAAATCCATCCTAAATACAACCAGTTATATCTAAAACAACCAATAAAACAACTTTTGTTGTTGACGATAAAACAACTATAGTTTTAAATAAGTTCATCGCAACAACACAACGATACGGCAACTACCTGATTCACCGTTGCGATGACCGCTTAGATCCGCAGTTTGAATTTCAGCAGGCTTCGGGGAGTGCGAGGGGTGAAACGGACGCGTGAACGTCGGTGTGACCAGCTGAAATTAACTCAACATTTCATACCTCAGTCGCTTCAACGAGGCGGCTTAGTTATGACAACCGGCGGCCATCCACCGCCTGAATATGCGCAGAAGTCTCTATATGTTCAGCAGCCCAGCTTACGGGCAGGAGTTTTTATGGTTCATCAACATTACGGAACACAGACCGTTAATCGCGGCGCGGTCATGCCAGGAATGCTGGTCAAACACAAAGATGGTACCTGGACTGCATCAGCTAATTTACGCGGACGGCTTTATCTGCATCGCGGCATCGAGCGCACTTATACCAGTGATTTGCTCGTGGAAGTTTTTCTCGACGGACGCGGTAACGGCCTGAATCACTAACCCCCCTTTCCTGTTTTCCTAATCAGCCTGGCATTTCGCGGGCGATATTTTCACAGCCATTTTCAGGAGTTCAGCCATGAACGCTTATTACATTCAGGATCGTCTTGAGGCTCAGAGCTGGGCGCGTCACTACCAGCAGCTCGCCCGTGAAGAGAAAGAGGCAGAACTGGCAGACGACATGGAAAAAAGCCTGCCCCAGCACCTGTTTGAATCGCTATGCATCGATCATTTGCAACGCCACGGGGCCAGCAAAAAAGCCATTACCCGTGCGTTTGATGACGATGTTGAGTTTCAGGAGCGCATGGCAGAACACATCCGGTACATGGTTGAAACCATTGCTCACCACCAGGTTGATATTGATTCAGAGGTATAAAACGGATGAGTACAGCACTCGCAACGCTGGCTGGGAAGCTGGCTGAACGTGTCGGCATGGATTCTGTCAACCCACAGGAACTGATCACCACTCTTCGCCAGACGGCATTTAAAGGTGATGCCAGCGATGCGCAGTTCATCGCATTGTTGATCGTCGCCAACCAGTACGGCCTTAATCCGTGGACGAAAGAAATTTACGCCTTCCCTGACAAGCAGAACGGCATCGTTCCGGTGGTGGGCGTTGATGGCTGGTCCCGTATCATCAATGAAAACCAGCAGTTTGATGGCATGGACTTTGAGCAGGACAATGAATCATGTACATGCCGGATTTACCGCAAGGACCGTAATCATCCGATCTGCGTTACCGAGTGGATGGATGAATGCCGCCGCGAACCATTCAAAACCCGCGAAGGCAGAGAAATCACGGGGCCGTGGCAGTCGCATCCCAAACGGATGTTACGGCATAAAGCCATGATTCAGTGTGCCCGTCTCGCCTTCGGATTTGCTGGTATCTATGACAAGGATGAAGCCGAGCGCATTGTCGAAAATACCGCATACACTGCAGAACGTCAGCCGGAACGCGACATCACTCCGGTTAACGATGAAACCATGCAGGAGATTAACACTCTGCTGATCGCCCTGGATAAAACATGGGATGACGACTTATTGCCGCTCTGTTCCCAGATATTTCGCCGCGACATTCGCGCATCGTCAGAACTGACACAGGCCGAAGCAGTGAAAGCTCTTGGATTCCTGAAACAGAAAGCCACTGAGCAGAAGGTGGCAGCATGACACCGGACATTATCCTGCAGCGTACCGGGATCGACGTGAGAGCTGTCGAACAGGGGGATGATGCATGGCACAAATTACGGCTCGGCGTCATCACCGCTTCAGAAGTTCACAACGTGATAGCAAAGCCCCGCTCAGGAAAGAAGTGGCCTGACATGAAAATGTCCTACTTCCACACCCTGCTGGCTGAGGTTTGCACCGGTGTGGCTCCGGAAGTTAATGCTAAGGCGCTGGCCTGGGGAAAACAGTACGAGAACGACGCCAGAACCCTGTTTGAATTCACTTCCGGCGTGAATATTACTGAATCCCCGATCATCTATCGCGACGAAAATATGCGCACCGCCTGCTCTCCCGATGGTTTATGCAGTGACGGCAACGGCCTTGAACTGAAATGCCCGTTTACCTCCCGGGATTTCATGAAATTCCGGCTCGGTGGTTTCGAGGCAATAAAATCGGCTTACATGGCCCAGGTGCAGTACAGCATGTGGGTGACGCGAAAAGATGCCTGGTACTTTGCCAACTATGACCCGCGCATGAAGCGTGAAGGCCTGCATTATGTCGTGATTGAGCGGAATGAAAAGTACATGGCGAGTTTTGACGAGATGGTGCCGGAGTTCATCGAAAAAATGGACGAGGCACTGGCTGAAATTGGTTTTGTATTTGGGGAGCAATGGCGATGACGCATCCTCACGATAATATCCGGGTAGGCGCGATCACTTTCGTCTACTCCGTTACAAAGCGAGGCTGGGTATTTCCCGGCCTTTCTGTTATCCAAAATCCACTGAAAGCCCAGCGGCTGGCTGAGGAGATAAATAATAAACGAGGGGCTGTATGCACAAAGCATCTCCCGTTGAGTTAAGAACGAGTATCGAGATGGCACATAGCCTCGCTCAAATTGGAGTCAGGTTTGTGCCAATACCAGTAGAAACAGACGAAGAATTTCACACGTTAGCCGCATCCCTTTCACAAAAGCTGGAAATGATGGTGGCGAAAGCAGAAGCAGATGAGAGAGACCAGGTATGACAACCACTGAATGCATTTTTCTGGCAGCGGGCTTCATATTCTGTGTGCTTATGCTTGCCGACATGGGACTTGTTCAATGACACCTCAGCAGGAAAACGCCCTTCGCAGCATTGCCCGTCAGGCTAATTCTGAAATCAAAAAAGCCAGACAGCAGTTTCCGGATAAAAACGTCGATGACATTTGCCGTAGCGTACTGAAGAAGCACCGCGAAACGGTAACGCTGATGGGATTCACACCGACTCATTTAAGCCTGGCAATCGGCATGTTAAACGGCGTCTTTAAGGAACGATGAACATGAAAAGCAAAATCATCAGGGAGCTACAGGCTCCTTTTTTATTATTCGCATTCACCCTCAAGCGTATTAACCAACAATTCAGGGATTAATGGAAGATGGCAGACATCATTGATTCAGCATCAGAAATTGAAGAATTACAGCGCAACACAGCAATAAAAATGCGCCGCCTGAACCACCAGACTATATCTGCCACTCATTGTTGTGAGTGTGGCGATCCGATAGATGAACGAAGACGCCTGGTCGTTCAGGGTTGTCGGACTTGTGCAAGTTGCCAGGAAGATCTGGAGCTTATCAGTAAACAGAGAGGTTCGAAGTGAGCGAAATTAACTCTCAGGCACTGCGTGAAGCGGCAGAGCAGGCAATGCATGACGACTGGGGATTTGACGCAGACCTTTTCCATGAATTGGTAACACCATCGATTGTGCTGGAACTGCTGGATGAGCGGGAAAGAAACCAGCAATACATCAAACGCCGCGACCAGGAGAACGAGGAAATTGCGCTAACGGTAGGAAAGCTGCGCGTTGAGCTGGAAGCAGCAAAATCAAAACTCAACGAGCAGCGTGAATATTACGAAGGTGTTATCTCGGATGGAAGTAAGCGTATTGCTGAACTGTAGGCCTAGGTTGAGTGTACAAGATTTGCATACGTAAGAGCAAAAGACAAGGGAGAATTGATCAGAGTTATTACCTGCCAACCAACGGGATATTACGCTTACGTACCATGTAACTAGGAATCCTTGAAGTGGCAGCCTAACTGTGGATACACTGAAATGGCGATTTGGTAACATGTTTCGCACAAGGCTGTTACTACGCTTAGAGATAATCAGTCATGATTAAATGCTTTGTAAAAAGTAAAAGGAAATTACAATGAAAAAATCAACACTAATTTTAGGGCTTACGTTAATTGTCTCATCTCAAATACCATCGGCAATGGCAAAAAATGAATCAAAACTTTGGGTTGTTGTTGATCGAACGGAAAGACATACCTGCCCTTCAAGTAAATGTGGAGTGGCTGGGAAACTATTTTTCAGGGAAGGCGTAGATTTTCTAGAAAAAAAAGGTGAATGGGTTCGTATAACTGAGCCATATTCAGCCTCATGTGTGGGAGGGGAAAGCGAATATATTAAAGAAGGTAATAAATCCTGCACAAGAAAAAACGGAATCGTTAATGGCAAGTTTTCAGAATGGGTTAAACTTAGTGATCTTAGCAGTGAAAGGCCACCAGATCCTGCTGAAAATGCGAGCAGAAATGATACCTTAATCAAAGGATCTGATGACTACCGTATATACAAAAAAGAGTTTTCTTCGGCAGCTAGGAAGTTAATAAGTGAAGGTGTCTGCACGGAGAGCGATTTTAAGGAAGTTGGAGGGTGGATGGCATCAAGCAATAAGGGTGAAAACATCTATTTCACATATTGCGGAGGAATGACGTTGTCGAACAGAATATATCTAGACGTTAAAAGTGGAAAGACTTTTAGATAATATGATATTACCAATGACAGCATTAATTTAATGCCTCCATAGAATTATCTCTAGGAAGTAAGTATAAGAAAAGTCCGCACAATGAGCTGCTGCGGGCTTTGTGTTATTCGCCATATTTTATGAAGCAAATACGACACTATAGATAATTAAGCGTTACTGGTTGTCGATTCCTCACTCATTCCTGCTGATGGCTGTCTTCTTGTATGTGTCATTGAAGGGTAATATCGCGTAAAAAGATACCGGAAGTATCCGCGCCGCCATGATTGTCTTTCTCCTGATGCAGGAAAAGCAGAATGACTAAATCAGCAGCAGAGCGCAAAGCCGATCAGAGAGCCAAGCAAGCATCATCCGGTATGCGTAAGCTGGAGCTTGTACTTGATGCTCAGGAAATTGAAATGCTGGAGCGTAACTGAGCCACGCGCCGCTTCAGGCGTGCGCCTTACGAGTTTGGTGAGTACATAGCGTTACTGAGCCGCCAGGATGATGCACGTGTGCGCTGGCGTATAAAATCGATTAGCAGAAAACGTTGCCGTAAGTGCGGCGAGAGAGTTCCTGTTAATTCATGCCCGTGTAATGGTGACTCACAATACTGGGTGACCAAAGGCTGGCACGAAACAAAATTAATGATATAAATCTCTGTGACATGTCACGGAGGCGGCAATGAAATTAGACCAGCAATATCTAAAAGATCTACTTATCGCATTCGAAAAAACTTATGGCCCTGACACGATGCTTAGTGAACTAGAGGATAATGGCTTTAATAGATATGACCAAAATTTTATTTTCCATATGCGATTATTATGTGACTACGAATTAATAGTTAGGGTTGATGGAAAACCTGGGTTCGGTCATATAATGTCCAACGAGTTAGGGGAAGGTGTTGAATATAGTTGGATCGAAGTACCACTGAGGTTGACAGCAAGAGGGCATGATTTTATTGCTGACTTACGTCAAAAGGAGGTCTGGCAAGCTATAAAAACAAACTTTAAGGATGAGGGGATTAGTACTCTTATGAGTGTTTCAAAATCACTAGCAAAAGGCTTTGCAAGAAAAAAAATAAAAGATATTACAGGAATAGATATTGAATAATTCTTAGCATAAAGCAACTACTGCCTTTGGTGAAAATTATATCTGAACTCGCTACGGCGAGTTTTTTTTATGGAGATGATAAATGCACTTCCGAGTCACAGGTGAATAGAATGGAGAACCATTCAACAGAGTTATCGAAGCCGAGAACATCAGCGACTGCTATGACCACTGGATGCTGTGGGCGCAGATAGCACATGCAGACGTAACCAATATTCGAATTGAAGAACTGAAAGAACACCAAGCCGCCTGATGGCGGTTTTTTCTTGCGTGTAATTGCGGAGACTTTGCGATGTACTTGACACTTCAGGAGTGGAACGCTCGCCAGCGACGCCCAAGAAGCCTTGAAACAGTTCGTCGATGGGTGCGCGAATGCAGGATATTCCCTCCTCCGGTTAAGGATGGAAGAGAATATCTGTTCCACGAATCAGCGGTAAAGGTTGACTTAAATCGACCAGTAACAGGTAGCCTTTTGAAGAGGATCAGAAATGGGAAGAAGGCGAAGTCATGAGCGCCGGGATTTACCCCCTAACCTTTATATAAGAAACAATGGATATTACTGCTACAGGGACCCAAGGACGGGTAAAGAGTTTGGATTAGGCCGAGACAGGCGAATCGCAATCACTGAAGCTATACAGGCCAACATTGAGTTATTTTCAGGACACAAACACAAGCCTCTGACAGCGAGAATCAACAGTGATAATTCCGTTACGTTACATTCATGGCTTGATCGCTACGAAAAAATCCTGGCCAGCAGAGGAATCAAGCAGAAGACACTCATAAATTACATGAGCAAAATTAAAGCAATAAGGAGGGGTCTGCCTGATGCTCCACTTGAAGACATCACCACAAAAGAAATTGCGGCAATGCTCAATGGATACATAGACGAGGGCAAGGCGGCGTCAGCCAAGTTAATCAGATCAACACTGAGCGATGCATTCCGAGAGGCAATAGCTGAAGGCCATATAACAACAAACCCTGTCGCTGCCACTCGCGCAGCAAAATCAGAGGTAAGGAGATCAAGACTTACGGCTGACGAATACCTGAAAATTTATCAAGCAGCAGAATCATCACCATGTTGGCTCAGACTTGCAATGGAACTGGCTGTTGTTACCGGGCAACGAGTTGGTGATTTATGCGAAATGAAGTGGTCTGATATCGTAGATGGATATCTTTATGTCGAGCAAAGCAAAACAGGCGTAAAAATTGCCATCCCAACAGCATTGCATGTTGATGCTCTCGGAATATCAATGAAGGAAACACTTGATAAATGCAAAGAGATTCTTGGCGGAGAAACCATAATTGCATCTACTCGTCGCGAACCGCTTTCATCCGGCACAGTATCAAGGTATTTTATGCGCGCACGAAAAGCATCAGGTCTTTCCTTCGAAGGGGATCCGCCTACCTTTCACGAGTTGCGCAGTTTGTCTGCAAGACTCTATGAGAAGCAGATAAGCGATAAGTTTGCTCAACATCTTCTCGGGCATAAGTCGGACACCATGGCATCACAGTATCGTGATGACAGAGGCAGGGAGTGGGACAAAATTGAAATCAAATAATGATTTTATTTTGACTGATAGTGACCTGTTCGTTGCAACAAATTGATAAGCAATGCTTTTTTATAATGCCAACTTAGTATAAAAAAGCAGGCTTCAACGGATTCATTTTTCTATTTCATAGCCCGGAGCAACCTGTGAACACATTTTCAGTTTCCCGTCTGGCGCTGGCATTGGCTTTTGGCGTGACGCTGACCGCCTGTAGCTCAACCCCGCCCGATCAACGTCCTTCTGATCAAACCGCGCCTGGTACCTCTTCTCGCCCGATTCTGTCGGCAAAAGAAGCGCAGAATTTCGATGCTCAACACTATTTTGCATCCCTGACACCAGGTGCAGCAGCGTGGAATCCTTCCCCGATTACCCTGCCTGCACAACCTGACTTTGTTGTCGGCCCGGCGGGCACTCAAGGTGTAACGCATACCACGATTCAGGCGGCGGTAGATGCGGCAATTATCAAGCGTACCAACAAGCGCCAGTATATTGCCGTGATGCCTGGTGAGTATCAGGGAACGGTATATGTCCCTGCCGCTCCGGGTGGAATTACTCTGTACGGTACAGGTGAAAAACCGATTGATGTGAAGATTGGGCTTTCCCTTGATGGTGGCATGAGCCCTGCCGACTGGCGTCACGACGTCAACCCGCGCGGCAAATATATGCCAGGTAAACCAGCGTGGTATATGTACGATAGCTGCCAGAGCAAACGCAGCGACAGTATCGGTGTTCTCTGCTCTGCGGTCTTCTGGTCACAAAACAATGGCCTGCAACTGCAAAATCTGACCATCGAAAACACGCTGGGCGATAGCGTAGATGCAGGTAACCATCCGGCGGTGGCACTGCGTACTGATGGTGACCAGGTACAGATTAACAACGTTAACATTCTCGGTCGTCAGAACACCTTCTTTGTCACCAACAGCGGTGTGCAGAACCGTCTGGAAACGAATCGTCAGCCGCGTACGCTGGTGACCAACAGCTACATTGAAGGGGATGTGGATATCGTTTCTGGTCGCGGCGCAGTGGTGTTCGATAACACCGAATTCCGCGTGGTGAACTCACGTACTCAGCAAGAAGCGTATGTGTTTGCACCGGCTACGCTGTCCAACATTTACTACGGTTTCCTCGCCGTAAACAGCCGTTTCAATGCTTTCGGTGATGGTGTGGCGCAACTGGGCCGCTCGCTGGATGTTGATGCCAATACCAACGGTCAGGTGGTGATCCGTGATAGCGCCATCAACGAAGGTTTTAACACGGCTAAACCGTGGGCCGATGCGGTGATCTCTAATCGTCCGTTTGCGGGTAATACCGGCAGCGTAGATGATAACGACGAAATACAGCGCAATCTGAATGACACTAACTACAACCGCATGTGGGAATACAATAACCGCGGCGTGGGTAGTAAAGTGGTTGCAGAGGCGAAGAAGTAA